AGCAAACCTTAAACGTCGTGGTCTTAGAGAAAAGATAAATCAAACTTCTTAGATATAATCTTTTTTGCACCTTCGAGTTCTGGATGACTCCATAAAAGCCACCTCGACCAAAATCCTGCGGTAAAAAAACCTGTTTTTGTCCAGTTTTCTTTATCACTTCGAGTCACATCAAGCATATTTTTATGAACTAGTTTAGGGTCGGTTTGTTTTTGTATTATATGAGGAACAAATCCACCGTGTCGTGTTACGTATGAACGCATACGTAATGGATTTTTATGTATTGTATAGTCTGAGTAGCCTTTTGCTCCAAAATCAACTATTTTTCCGTTTTCAAAAATAACCCTGAATTTTTTATCAAATCTAGGACTTTTTTTTAAACGAACTCGCATTTACTATATTACAATAAAATTTTATTCGTTATTTAAATTGTATTGAAGTAGATTAAATATATCCAAAAAGTAGTCTAACGACGCATTTATAAAATCACCGTTATAATTTCTTTGTAAAATATTGTTCGTATCAAAAACAATAAATAAAGCAAATAATAAAGACCCTATTTTAGCGTATTTCTTTTTACCTGGGCTTACAAATCTTGATATTATAAGTGCTAGAAGTCCTAAACACAAAATAATACCAAATGGTCTTAAATCAAAACCAAATTGAACACTCAGAATACCTAATATGAACATAATTATGAATATAGAAATAACTTCTAAAAGTGCTTCTTTTATATCAGATTCAGGAGATAAGTATGCACCCATTAAGATAGAACAAATTGTAAATAAAACGAATTTAATTGGTAATCCAAGTTTTGCAAATACGAGTATGAGGAATAAACTTATTAATAATATAAAATTAAAAAGTGCATTTTTTGCCATAAAATTTTTGTATTCTGGGTTTTCTATAACGGTTTTTGCAGATTGATATGCGATAAGTCCCTGGAAAATTAGGTTCGTAAATACAGCACCCATAAATGGTGCTTTTTTCTGGAGTGCATTCATTTAGTATTATTAAATATTTTAATTGTATAAATGTTTTCTACATACAGCTTTATACATATCTTTACCTCCTATTAAAGTTGTGTCATCGCAGTTAATTATACGTTTTGTAAATGGGCCGTGTGTTCCGTCCATACAATCCATACACATAGCTGTTAATTTAAAAACCTTATCCGCGAGTGGTATACAATCTATAATTTCACCTATTTTTCTCTGTTTATAATCACCATCTAAACCAGTAAGAATTATAGTTTTATTATTTTTCAAAACTTTTTCTACAAATTTCTTAAGACCAGTAAAAAATTGTGCTTCATCTATTGCTATAATATCTTTATCATCATAATGGACATTTTCTAAATCATCTGTTTTAATACATTCAAAGTTAATATTATCGTGTGTTTTTAATACTTGATTTTTAGATCTCGTATCTATGGAAGAATTTAACACGAGTATTTTTTTACCTATAATTTCATATCTTTTTAAACGACGAATAAGTTCAGTTGTTTTACCAGAAAACATATTTCCCATTATGATTTTAAGACTCATTATTTTTTACAACGTCTGTATTATTTAACCATTTTAATTTTTTGTATTACTGTTTTTTTAGATAAATTTGATTCTATTTCTTTTAGAGATTGTTTAGATAATTTATAATACATATATCTATCATAAAAATTATGTCGTGCTCTTATTATTATTTTCTTTAAAAATATTTTTATATTATCATCATATCGACTTTTCTTTAATAATCGACTGTATTCTTTTCTATTCACGGGTATATCCTTAGTTTCGAAACCAATTTTTTGTTTTCTTTTACCCATGTTCATTAAAAAATTCGAAGACAAACCGACACAAACACCAGTTTTATCGAATTGTTGTAAATTTTTTCCTTGGTATATAAAAATATTTTTACATTTTGTTATTTTTTGTAATTGATAAAATATAGATAAAGATATATTTTTTGTATCTTTCCCCCACGGATCTAAACAATATAAAGTGTCATCTATTTTATAAGCAGCAATACAGTGATTTTTGTGAATGTTTGCAAGTTCTTTACTATCTTTAGCATAATTATAAACACCTATGAGTATGGCTATTTTATCATTTATAGGTGTTTTATTGTTTATATTCATAGCGTTCATAATTTCTTTTAATTTTCTCGTTTTAAAACTTTTATCGCGGTCATAAAATACAGAAACGACCGATGTTTTTCTATCGTTTATATATTTTTTTATTCTTTCTAAAGTTACTGATGATATATCTTTATAAAAACTTTCTCTTATTCTAACTTTAAATATTGGCGCTGAATTTCTTCTGAATAATTCTTTTCTTTTGATACCTACCATTTATTTATACAAATATATTATCTCAGGGTATTTTATGTTACACTTAGTAGTATTTGCTTTACTCGCTTTTGCATTTAACATATTTGTAGGGTATTTTATTTCGTATAAAAGAAGTCACGAAATAAAACAAAATAAAGATAAAATATATGATATTGGACACAAAGTTCTCCCTAACTTATCTAAATATCACAGAATAGGTGATATTGCCCTGTTCGTACCAATTATTGCGTTATTATTTAGTATACCAAAATGGAGTAATAAAAATACAGAGTCATATTTTAAAATATTAGGTCTTATGTATATTTTTAGAGGGTTGTGTAATTCTGTTACGACGTACCCATCTGTAAATAAATGTGTATTTAAACCACCATTTGGATTTTGTAACGATTACATGTTTTCTGGTCACACAACTTTTAACGTAGTATCTTCATATTTTATAGGTACACCTTTGTGGCCTATATGGCCTATTTTTTCGTCTTTATTTGCTGTGGCATCTAGAGAACATTACACTGTTGATATTTTTATTGCGTGGATTATATTTGCTGCATTAAAATGTAGAATTTAAACAGGGTATAAAGATAATATTCGTAATTAAATAAAATGACGTTATCACATCTTAAAATTAAAAAACTAAATACATGTGCTATTATACCGACAAGACATTCCCCTGGGTCGGTTGGGTATGATTTGTACAGTACAGAAGAAGTAATTATACCACCATCGGAAAGGGGTATAGTAGGTACTGGTATATGTGCAACTATTCCAATAGGTGTATACGGTAGAATTGCACCAAGATCAGGTTTAACTGTAAAACACGGTATCCAAACGGGTGCTGGTGTTATTGATCCCGACTATACTGGTGAATTGAAGGTTATCTTGTTTAATCACGGGAGTGAAACTTTCGTTATTAAACAAGGCGATAGAATCGCGCAATTAATTTTGGAAAAGTGTGAAACCCCTCTTATTGAAGAGGTTGAAGAATTAAAGGAGACGCAAAGAGGAACGCGTGGTTTTGGTTCTTCTGGTGTATAAATTATTAAATTAATTACCAAAAGCGACACCACCCATACCATTCTTAATCCTGAGAATGTTATAGTTGACCGCATACGCGCGAATCATTTCCCTGTTTACTCCTCCGTTTGTACCACCATTAATATTTATCCTCGCATTATCGATTCTCGAAAAGTTCAAGGTACCCGTTGGTTGAGACTTGTTCATGGTAAGACAAAATGGCCATGTATATATTTCTTCCAAATCGACCGTGGTGTTAAGAACCGAACAATGTCTCGATGGAACAACGTTTCTATGGTATTCGTGTGTCATATTTTCAAAGAGTGGGACACCGTTAATAAACATAGACGCATCCGTGAACAAGTACTCAGTACCATTGGGGAAGAAGGAAGATTTATTATTCGAAGCTATGTGAACGGCCTTTACTGGGTGATTAAAGTATGACAAATCAATTGACGTATCAGAACCAGACATTGGTTGGTATTGTGTTTGTGTAATGAGAATTTCATGTTCATTATTCGCAAAGAATTCACGTTCGGTTGTATCGAGATACACGTACGAACCGTATACCTTTGGCGAAGAACCTAAACTAAATGGACCATTTCTACATTTAATTCGAATTTCAACTTCGTGGTATTGAAGACCGACAAGTGGTAAAGATTTCGTCCAATCTTCACTAAAAAAGAATGGGATTATGTAACTCCCATTCGATGCATTATCACCACCGTCTCGGGTCGTCATGGCACACG